TCTGCATGAGCATTAGCATCTGCCTCGGCAGTGTCTACATAAGCCTCAGTTGCATAGCCATTAAGAGCCGCAGAAGTTAGACGTGTGTTAAGATCTGCTTGAAGTCCGCTCACATTGCTTATAGCAATAGTACCTACAGATATTTCACCACCTGTCTGAGTAATTGTGCTGCCATCAGCAGACAAACCTACACGTTGCCATGCACTACCGGTGTAAACAAACACAGAACGTGCCTGCGTGTCATAATAAACTTGACCAACAGATCCGGCTTCCGGGGCTGTAGCAAGTGTCTGAAGGGCGAAGTTCTGTACCTCATTCCCTCCTAAATCTAAATCAACAAGATATTTTAGAGCCATTTTTTATTTTTTTTTTAATTTAAGTATACTTTTCCCTTGAAGGGATATTTAAAGGTTACAACAAGGGTTTCGTTATCAAGATAGTTGACCTCGCCAACAACTATTCTATCTGTAGTATCAACAGTTGTTACAGATGGACGCTTTCCCATATTGTGGTTTACGGTCCAAACTTCCTCTGCAACTGTCTGGTTGTATATAAATGAAGATTTCTCTCCATTAATTCTTACCTCGGTAGCAGATACGTTTATAGGCAACACATTTCCATTACCGTCAGTTAAATCTACCGATCCAGTAACCTCTTGATTGTCTGATGTTTTTATAAGACCCTTATAGGTGTCTTTTGGTTTATTTCCTGTTAGTGTCGCCATTATATTTCTTCTTCCCAAGTATCATTAATTGTTTCCCACTGCATAGATATTAGTTGCCAGTATCTGTTATCAAACTCATAATTATCGCCAATAAACGATTGAGTATGTACCGATATGCCAAGGCTTAATATCATCCTAAGTATGCTAACACAACACCTTGATAGCAAGACACTTGCGTAAACTTTCCAAACACTTGCATCCCTGTAGGAAGGACTTGTCCAGTCAAACTATCTCCCACCATAGACTCAGCATTAATGCTTGCTTCTTGAATACAGACGATAACACGGTAAGTCTCTCCACCTGGGGATGTCTCTCCGGCTGCAATTTTACGGAACCCGAAGTCACCCATAGATGATTGGTAATAGTTTCTGTCTTTTGTAATGTTGTTTTCCATTATAATTCCCAAATATTATTAATAGTTTCCCAAGGCATATTTATCAATTCCCAGTTAACGGTCCATCCCGATGCCTGGGCAATTAAAACATCAGAATACCACGCTGACACACCTGTTAAATAATCAACCCTACCTAAGTCTATTTGATTAAAATCAAAAGATAATCCAATAGGACTGCCTGGTACATAATCTACAATTCCTGTTTGTACTTGATTAACATTTCTACTATAACCTGTAGTTGTAGATGCGTACATTAACTCAAGTCTATTAAATTAGCATTATCTACTGCCAAAGACGAGATCCAACTATCTGTGCTTAGTGTTACATCAGTATAGGATTTTTCAAATGGACTTACATTACTCGTAGCAGTATAATCCATTATTAATCCATCCATCCATCCACTAATTGTAGCAGTACCATTATTATGGTAAAGTATACACACAATATCAGTTCTCCTTGACATGTAGTCAATCTTATTCATCCTTCTGTCAATAGAAGGTATTCTAACCGTTATACTCGTCTTAACTACACCAAGACCATTAGACGTGGTTTTAGTTTCATTAAAGATCGTTGTAGTGTCCTTCTTGTTATGCTCAAACACGACATGGTCAACAAGTTCTGCTTGAGTAACCAGTGTCTCGTCTACAGGGTCAAGTGCTATATTTAGATCTCTTTGAAGACCAAGTACAACTTTGCTTATACCACCTGCATCACCCTTTTGGCAATTGATGTCTATATCTTCAAGAAAAATACTACAGTTAAAAGGCATATGCTTAAAATAAAAAAGGGGACGAGGATTTATCCTCACCCCCCTTGGTTAATTTACAATTTTGCTTCTATTACGCAGAAACAGTATCCCAGTTGGAAGAAGTAAGAGCGAAAGCCAAAGACTGCTCCTCACCGGTTAGTGTTAATTGGTAGCGGTTCTTATCAGAACGAACAGTTCCAGAGTTACCGTCAATAGTACCAGCGTAAAGACCGTACTCAGCACCAACCATGTGGTAAGTACCAGCAGCCGTCTTAACGAAGACAATCAATTCAGCACCACCTACAGCGATTTGCTCAAGTTGGTTACGCTTCTCGACGCTCATTACAGGAAACTCAACAGAGATAGTAGGTACTGTAGATACAGATCCGTCAGCGTTAACTGTTTTTACATCAGTAAATACAGAGAAACCATCCTTGTTGTTGAAAGATAATTCGTGAATCAAGCCATCAGTTGCTAAACCAGCACCTGTAGCGGTAACTGTTACAACGCCATAGTTTGGGTTGATAATATATGTACCAGGGTTGTTTGTGTCTTCGATTTCTTTACGAGTATCTACAGAGATTGCAGGACTTGCCCCACCCATCAATGCAGCCTTATCACCGATAAGAACGTCAGTCAAACCACCTACTGGTAATTCCGCACAAGAGAAGTTGATTTCTCCTAAGTATACGTTACATGCCATGTTTGTTTATTTTTAAAGTGTTAAAAAAGGGGAGGAAAACCTCCCCCTTTAATTTGATTATGCGTGAGCGTAAACGATTTCGTCACCTTTCAAGTAAGAGAAACCTAACTTGAACTGACCCCAGATCTTGTCGCTTGACAATTCTGCCTCGTACTTCATGTCGATTGCGCGAACATCATTGTACTCGTCAGTCAACATAACTAAGTTTTGAGGAGCAGCAACGAAGAACTCACCAGCAGCAAGGCTTGGGAAGTGTACAACTTCCATACCGAAGTAAGGAGGAATGTTACCTTCTACAATACCCTGTGGAGTAGTAGTGAATTTCTCAGCGATAGCGATTTGGTAAACCTGCATAGCAGCAGTACCCAAGAAGAATGTTGGTTTGAAATCACGGTCAGCGTCGCCGTAAACAGCAGCCAACATTAGATCGCTCATAGCAGCGTAAGCAGCCTCCATTTCGTCGAGGATGTTTGCTACAGTTAAACCACCAGCAAGAACGTGATCGATAACGTCAGCATCAGCAGTCATTTCAGTAGTCAACTCAGTTGCAGCCAATTCCAATGCTTTTTCAGCAGATTTCTTAGCGAAGAAGTCAAATACCCAGTCCTTGAACTCAGCGTCCATAGTCTCTGGATTGTGCTGACCTTTTTTCAACAATAGACCACGGTAAGAAGACTCAAGAGCGTTCTTACAGTTTAGGAAAGCCCACTTGTAAGTGTCTACAGTCATTTCCTTCTCACCAACTGAAGCAGTTGATTGTGGATCAAACGTACATAGGTCGTTTCCAAAAGTTAAAGATGCATCAAAGATTGGCACGTTTACTTTTGCTTTAACACCGTCAACAAGACGGAAGCGGTTTAATACAGCCGCAGATTTAACCATAGAGTCGATGAACAAGTCTGGACGACGATCACCATATGGCAAGTTTGAGATAGTAATGCTCATTTTATTTAGATTTAAAAAAGATTCGTTTTACTTAATTTACAATAATTACTTTCTGTTAAAGAAGTTGTTGATCATACTCACCTTGTCCGGTGTGATTGAATCAAAAACTACTGTCTTGTCCTCAACTGTTTCTTCAGCCTCTTCAGCCTTTTGCTCTGCAGCAAATTGCTCTTCAACTTCGTTTTCGTTGACTTCTTCTTCAGCAGTGAATTCCTCTTCTACTTTGGTTTCCTCAAAAGACTCTTCAGCCGCCTCTTCGACCACTTCTTCTTTTGTTTCTTCCATTTCAATAGCAGCCTCTCCTACAGGAGCGATGCTTTTTTCTGGAGTTTCCTCTGCCATTACCTCTTCATTGTAAGGGGTTTCTTCCTCTTCTTGGGAAGCACCCATACTTTCAATGTGCTTTTGAATCATTTCGATAGCGCCCTTTAGATCCTGGACACCAGCGAATTTTTCTTCAAAAGATGTCATAGCCTCAAGAAGAACAGCATTTTCGTTCTCTAAAGACTCTACCTTTTTTACAAGAGAAGATACAGTCGACTCAAAGTGAGCCTCCATCTTACCTAACTCTTTTGCGAAAGCAAATTCATTCATGTTTTCTTCTATATTATTTGAAGGTTTAATATCAGCCTTGATTTCGATAGAGAATCCGTTGATCTCTCCATTCTTAATCGCCGTGAATAATTCGTCAGACTCTATCTTAGCCTTTACGAATACTGTTCCGTTCGGAAGATCATAACCGTAGTTCTGAGACTTATCGTTGTCTCCTTCTTTCATCCAAACTTCAAGCATAACCACGTCTTGAGTGTCGTACTCGTGGTGTATACCAAATGCGTTAAACAATCCTTCTTTGCTGTAACGATACATTATGTCGTTAATGACCTCCTCAGAAAATCTAACGTAGTAGTAACCCATGTCCGGTGAAAATCTAATAATCTCCTTGTTCGGTATCATGATAGGTCCTACTACCTCTTTTCTCTCGTTGTCTGTAGCAAATAAGATCTGCTCCTCTTTAGAGAAGTATATAAAGTTTTCTTCAATAGCAGGCTTATCTACAAGAGATATCTTGAACATACCTTGCTCAATGTCTGCTAATGTTATATCAAATACTGGTAGATCTTTATTCATCACCTGTTTTTTCTAATGCTTTCAGCCTTTCTAATCGCCCAATTAATTCCGCTTGTTCCTCCCCAACCAAGCCAAGCAACGTATCCTCTGTCTTTCCAAGGAGTGCTTTTGTACTTCGGGTCAATTGTAGCATTTTTACGATGACGATTGAAGGCAGCCATCCGAGCAATTGTTTCATAACTCAAGTTTCTTTTGTTTGCTAACTGATTGGCTCTCGCCCATCCTACGGCAGTCATTCCCTTAACCTCTGAACCATACTTCTTTTTCCACTCAAGAACCTTCTTGGCGTTATTAGATGCTGATTTTGGGTAGTCGTTATAAGTTGCCATCAGAATAATTTACAATATAATACCTTCTACTGTTGAGTATATACCAGATCCGAAGAGTTCACCCTTTACAGATTTTATTATAATCCCGTTGGAATTAACATAAGGCATCGTAATATTAGAGTAGTTATCTTTTATGTTGTAGGCATAATCCTCGTCCATCAAAGCGTTAAATTTAACTTTAGGCTTAGAGTAATAATTTATATTATCATTGCCTACGAAGAAGTCGTATAGATCTGTTGACTGGCCCAACTCATCAAAGTGATATAACTTAATACTGCCAGACCTATCTTTTCTAAACCTACCTGCAAATACATGTGAGTCATAGGTATCATAAACAAGTCCCTTGTAATCATCTTTGTCCTCGAATCTCGCTCTCTTTAAATTTGTTTTATACAGAGGCTCCGCTATATAACCGAATGTAATACCCAATTCTGTAACAGGGGTAAAAACATTTGTGGTAAGACCTATTTCGTATTCATTGAATCCAGCAGGGACAACAGCGTCTACATAGTCACCGCATACAGACTTATTGTAAAATCTTGACTTTAACTCAAACTTTAGTTCGTCTGATCCCGCCGTGTTCAGTGTTACAGTTTCATATCCGTGATCATCAAAGAATAATTCTTGAAGCCCAGATATGTCTAAAGATTTAGCAATCCTATTTACAACCTCTACATTTATAGACCTGGCATCGTCTAACTTACCCTCTATATCTGTAGTCGTATTTAAAGCCCTAATATCTGGTAGTCTATCAATAAGCACACTATCTGTGTTTTGATCAAATACGATAGATAGATTAAACCTTTTTAGGATCTCTTTAAGTACATCAGATGCGATAACCTCTGTGTCGTTATCTCTGATAGACTGAAAGACGTTTACATCGTCATCACTTCCAAAGTAAGGGTTAAATGTTCCGTTTATACTTTTTAACGCTAAATACAGGTTACCAATATTATTAGGGTCCTCTCTGTATATCATTTTACCTATCTTCTCATCACCATGTGATGTAAAGGAAGTTTGGTCTGGTATGTAATAAGTGCTGTTCGGCTGGTACGGTTGCCATGAATCTACTTTTTCAAATCGTAATTGACCGTTTATAATTTCAAATTCCACACTAACACCATATGTGGATCCAGCAAGCACTTCGTACTCTTTTTGCTCCCATATAAAACTGCCTACCTCGGCTGTACTAAATCTTAACTGAGACTGTAAATTAGATGCAGCATCTTCGATATCTTCAAAAGACGTACCTGTACTGGCCCGCAAACCCGTAAACCCAGGAGGATTGTGTACAGTTGCCTGGGAGGCATTAAATACCTTTACGCTGCCATCTGTGTTACACATTCTAAAAGATTCAGAAGGATATCCGTCAACCCATAATATGCTCTTAACTATAAACTGCGCTGTAGAATTCGATAAGTCTATATTTTTAACCGCCGCATAGTTTCTTTCAGAAACTCTGACCACTGGTATGTCTACACTTATGTATGAGTTTGCAGGTAACTGCCATGGTGTGTTTATAGGTATAGAAGTATAACTCTGACTGCTTCCGAAATAAGCCCTGGTGAGATTGTTGAAATCATTAGGAAGATTAGTTCTTACACTTGTGCCAAAGTCAGTTATAGCCTTTGAAGTAGATTGCGTGGGGGCATAGTTCCAAGAACCAGTGCTATCCGGCCAACTATCTATTTCCTTTACTTTTGTTTCGTTAGCCTCAAGATCCCCTGTGTATTCATTTATATAATAATTATATGGACCTTCAACTAAATAGAAACTTCTTTCCTTTGTTCTTGTGCTTGCTCTTAACCTAATAGGCAATGCCATATACACATGATCCGGATCCACATTACTTATAGCGGTATTGTAATTACCTAACTGAAAGAATCTGCTTATTACACCTACATTTACCTCAGAAAAGAAACGAGACACAAAGTCTTTAACACTAAATACAGGTACTAAACCTGTTGCTTCCTTATTATAGCCAAATTGAATAAACTGTCTTGCAGCGTAACCAAACTTTTCTAAGTCGTTTGCGAAATCAATATAAGGGAACAATATAGAGTTCAAAGAAGGAAGAGTGTTTACCGTTCCTTCATTTAGAGCCATAAGCGCGTCAAATGTCATTGTGGAATCGTAATCAGAATACATATCCGACAACAATATATCATTTGCCTCCTTAAATATACCCTGTATTTTGTCTACAATCCTCACACCTACAACTGGAGTGTTGTTGTTGTAAGAGTAATTCTCTACATACATGTCCCCCAATACTATGTCAGAACCGTTTAGAGAAAGTATTATGTCAAAAGCATTAAAGGGTATTGTATTGTTAGTAGATGAAGAGGGGTCGTATTCTATAAGATCAACATTGTTTTGAGTCATCGGCACATCCATATTTATAGATATAGGTACCTTTATCTTGTCTATGTTATCTACATCGTAGAAATCAAGGTCAAAATTTACTATGGTGTCCGGGAATATGTCTAACTCACTATATGTGTTGTCAGACTTCTTTTTGATCTTAACAGAGTAATTCATTATTTAATCAATACATTTAGCGTTACAGACGATGAGAATTTATTGTTTAAAGAGTTTGCAGTAAGGTTACCAGGTGAAACCTTGTAACACTTTTTGTCGCAGCCATCAACAAGTATTTTATCGTCGTAATACAAATATAATTTTTTTACTGTTTCGGTAAAGTTGTATTTTCTTCTCGGTATTGATATAGAGTAGTTCTCTGAAATATTATACGCCTTGTAACTCTTAGAGTATGTCGCTACGTTTAATTCGCTAACAACAGAGTAAACATCTACAGGCATTATTAAATCATCAATATCCTGTTCGTAATAACTAATTTGCTCAACATTTCGCTGGGGTACTATGTAGTCTCCGTATATGTCTTGATCATAACCAAGAATAAGCCTGTAATCTGTCCCGTCGTAGGTTTGATTGATATACATGCAATATATGTATTTAGACACCCCCTCATGAATCACTTTTACTCTAACAACCTCATTTACTCCGGTTAAAAAAGCAGGGGAAGGTGTTTGCTCTTCGATAACAGTAAACTGGTTATCCCCAACAGACTCTATCTTAGCGTCTATTGCCTGGTTTGTAAATTGCTCTACGTTGTAAATATTTATCGCTGCCATTAAATAGTAGTATTACTGTCTTTTATTCTTCTTGCAGTATCGTCGCTTCTGAGGTCTGATGATGTTACAAAAGCCCTTACCGGCTTATTAGAGTTTATTGCTGTCGCTGTGCTTGCTTCGGCAATTGCTCTTAGGTAACTTACACTTTCCTCAGAGTTCTGCTTAATAGATC